TTAATCATATAAAGAAGTTGCTGGTAAATCAATCTGCAAACAAGGTATTTTTTACATTACCTTTATTGTGGTAATTGGCGTAGGAGCTTCCATAGTCCTTGAAGAATCTAAGATGGCTGCTGTGATGGGACTACTTGGTGCGTCTTTAACCGCCCTAATCTCGATGCTTAACGGTGTCGCTGGTGCTACCCCCAAACAAGACAAGCCTGAGTTTGAGGTAATGAAACAATTGATTGACAAAGTAGAAGCTATGGCAGACCGTGATCCAATGACTGTATCAATAGATGGCGATAAAATTGTAGTGCGCAAAGGCGATAACGAAACTGCCATAGGGAGATAATCATGTTTCCATTGACTGCCGTGTTTGATGTTGGGATGAAGATTTTAGACAAGTTTATTCCCGACCCCGAAGCTAAAGCAAAGGCGCAGCAAGAGCTAGTCAAGATGCAACAAGAAGGGCGTTTGGCTGAACTTAATGCGGATAACATTGAAGCTCAAGAGTTGTCTAAGCGCCATGTAGCGGATATGGCTAGTGATAGCTGGTTATCAAAGAACATTCGACCAATGACCTTAATCTTTATTCTTGGCGGATATTTTGTATTTGCGATGATGAGCGCCTTTGGCAATAACGCTAATGAGAAGTATGTAGAACTCTTAGGTCAATGGGGTATGCTGGTTATGTCATTCTATTTTGGTGGTCGCACCCTAGAAAAGATTATGGACATGAAAGCTAAGAAAAATGATAACCCCGCTTAGTCTGCACTTTACTCTTGAGGAGTTAACGCATACCGATCATCGGCAGTTTGACAACACACCCAATACGGATGAACTAGCAAACCTTACCCGCCTAGCTAAATTCTTAGAGCAAGTAAAGACTGTCCTTGGTGGTAAGCCAGTAATGATTAATTCCGCTTTCCGTAGTAAAGCCGTGAATGATGCTGTTGGAAGCCGAGATTCCAGCCAACACCGAATTGGGTGCGCTGCTGACATTCGTGTGCCAGGCATGACCCCTGATGAGGTGGTCAAGGCTGTGATGGCTGCTGGGCTTGGATACGATCAGATCATTCGAGAGTTTGACCGCTGGACACATATCTCGATTCCTAACAACCCAGAGGACAAGCCTAGACAGCAAGCCCTCATTATTGATAAACAAGGAACACGCCAATATGCCGCTTAAAAAAGGTAGTAGTGAAAAGACCGTATCGGCTAACATTAGCAAAATGGTCAAAGAAGGTCGCCCACAACCGCAAGCAATTGCGATTGCGTTGCGTACTGCTGGAAAACCAAAACCCCGTCAAATGAGAAAAGGAACTAGATAATGGAAGATAAAAAGCAAATGCAACCCGTTGAGGATCGTGGCAAGTCTGCCCGTCAAATGGAGAAAGAAGGTGGTGAGCGTGAAGCTGCTGCTGGTCGTATGTACTCCGATGCAGCGATGAAGCGTGATGCCATGAAGAAGGCTTCTGGTCGTAAGATGAAGCGTTAATGTCAAAAAAGAATCCTAGTCTGTCTGTTGGGCGTGGAGAGAAGCTATCTGTAAAGGCTGGCGCTGGCTTGACTGCTAAAGGTCGAGCCAAGCTAAATCGAGCTACAGGCAGCAATCTCCAAGCACCAGCACCTAACCCCCGCACCAAGTCTGAAAAAGGGCGTAAGGCATCATTCTGCGCTCGTATGGCTGGAGTTGTGCGTAAGGCTAAAGGTCCAGCGACTAGGGCTAGAGCATCGTTAAGGAGATGGAAATGCCGATAAAGAAGGGTTTGTACTACAACATCAATAAGCGCAGAGAGAAGGGCTTACCGCCTAAAGAGCCAGGACAGAAAGGCTATCCAACCAAGGAAGCCTTTGTCCGTTCAGCTAAGACAGCCAAGCGCAAAACTAAGCGTTAAGGTAAGCCTTAACACCTTCGCCTAGCCTGAATATATCGGCATCTTGGCAAATAAGTAGGTCAAGGTAATACAGAGTTACTTGGGATTTGCCGTGTTTCATTCGATCAACATACGAGTTTAAGGTGTTGACCATATCCCAATCCTTTGTAAATCCAATTAGGCAGCCAAAGTTATCAAACATCCAGATATTGTTATATCCAAGTTCTGATAGCTTTTCATTCATTGCATAGTATTTAGCATATTGATCGGGCAACTTAAAATCTTCTTCAATGTAAATGGGTGGCTTTTGGCTAAACGAGTAACTGTCAATGACATCCCAATCGTAACCATCCACATCAATCTTGAGTAAGCCAATATCCTTTACCTCAAACTGCTCGATTACCTTGTCTAGTAATTTATATTGCGTACCAATCTTAGCCCGATCTACCTGAACCCTGTTGCTAATCTGCAACACATTCTTATGCAAGTGAAGTAGATGCTTATCCTCTGGCTCAATGCACACAAACTCTAGGGATGGATTCTTAACGCCCATGGCTACCGCTAATGCACCACAATTCGCACCGACATCCACCACCGTACCCTCAAGGTAACTAGCCAAGTGTGGCAAGAAACGGTCATACAAACGGTGCTTCTGTTGATACACCGCCACTAAGTTCTCATCATTAAACTCTAATTGCTTGCCTTCTACTGTATGTAGTTTCATGGTTATTCCGATGGTGTGAGTTGACCTTCAAAGGCATAAGTGCCAATGTGCGATAGCTGACACCATGGCGCAGCATGAACTTGCCCTCCCGTTTCACGCCAGATACGGCAAAAGTGGTAATCCTCTGAGAGCAGACGATTAGTGCCTGGCTCAATCGAAGTGGTAAAGAACTCTTTGATCGGCTCAGACTGCTTCATCTTTCCACCTAAATCAACCACATCATTGGAGTAGCTGGGTACTGATTCTCCTAGCTTATCAAAGACTTCACGCTTAATCAGCATAAAGCCTGTACCCCCATTGAATATCTCGACTGGCACATTGACTGGTACAGTTACTTCTCCAGCGTAGTTCACCAGGTTCACAACAAAGCTACCCGTATGGGATTTTAGTTGATCGAATGGTACACCCCGATCCATGGCAGCCTTGACGGAGTACCAGTTAATCTCCTTCTTCGGGTAAATACCGCACAAAATATCCTTCTCTGCTCGGATCATGTGGATTACATCCTCAGCTCTAAACTTAATGTCTGCATCAATGAACATTAAATGGCTACAATCCGTCTGCATAAAGGTATGGGTGAGTGAGTTTCTAGCTCTGGTAATCAAGCTCTCATTAAACATAAAGCTATATTCCACATCCACACCATTTGCTTGGCAAGTGGTCAGTAATTGGATGATCGACTGGGTGTAAAACCCAGCACACATCCCACCATACATGGGTGTAGCTACAAATATCTTAGGCTTCTTCTCGTTCTCTTGCATTTTTAAATTCCTCAATGGGTGTTAATTGTTCGGGTGTCATTACATGGTTATCGCCATACCCTAAGTTTTTAATTTGACTGTGCTTAACAAAGTCATCCCGTGTGACTGCGCCTACAATCTCCACAATAAAATCCCTGTGGTAGCGCACTAGAATGGCTGCATCGGCTTTGAAGTTAGAGAGCTTGGTAAACAATAAGAACTTAGCCCGTGTGGTCTTAACATCGACCTTTAGACCTCGATATTCAAAATCGTATCCCTTGTCACCCCCCAAATAAATTTCGGTATTTACGGGTAAATCTAAATACTTGCTAACTGCCCACTCGCCCGTTAATCCTTCTCTGGCAAGCTGGAAGTTATCCCGTGCCTTGTCAACTCGTTTAGGGTTCGTTAGCCCATGATCTTGCTTGAACTTACAGCGCTCTGCGGCTGCCCATGAAATCTCATAGGTATCTAGGCTGGATAAGAAGTAGATCATGTTCTAGCAATAATCCAATTAATCAGAAAGGCAAGCAGAATCACTATAAAAATGATGAGTAGCTTGCAAACGGTATCCATGAAGCTATCGTCTTTTTGATTAAAGTCCATGGCTACCTCAATGCCATCAACGAAATGATGCACAGCAACAAAGCCAATAAGTAAGAAATCCACTTGACTTGCGCCAAGCGCTCTTGTTCCCACAAACCTAGCATCACGCTTTGAATGAACTCGCTATCCTCATCCATGTAGTTAACGGGTGGTGGTACATACTTGCTGCCAATCTTGACCTTGCCTGTGTTGTATGGAACATTCATTTCTCTTGTGCCTTTCTTAGTATTGCTCTAGCAAACCATTTCAACTGCTCCATTGATGAATGACCATCAACATTAGCCCTTGCTATGCCTTCTATTTCCTCATCTGTTAGTGTTTTTGCTGGATGGGTGTAGAGTGGAATAGTTTTATATACCTCTCCGCTATCTTTTAATTCAGTATTAGTCCATGCAATATTATTAGGCTCTCCGTAATAGAGTTCCATCCACGCTACTGGTTCATCGTTCATTTTTATTGTGCCTTTATCTCTGATAGTGCCAGCTTGCTCAAAGAGATGGCTGGCGCACCTTACCTAACTATCCTTGCGGATTCTCCTCTGAGCTAGAGGGGATTACTTCAATCATTACTTGACAGCCACCGCCTTTAATCGGCTTGCCACGCTCGATTAAGAGCTTTTGCACCTGGACATCCGAACTGAAAACGCCCGCACTCTCTAAACTATCTAAAATTGCTTTGGCGCAGTTATCAATATCCATCAATTTCTTATTGCGTGGTTGCAAAATAATATGAACCATGAGCGACTGTGAACCCAATTTTGGTACTCTCCCTTGTAAACACGCTACCATTACTTCTTGCCTAAATAGCTGACCACGCTTACTAATAAACCTACGATGCCCACTCGCTATCCAATAGTTATTGATTGAAGGCGGGTAAGGTAGGTCTAAGCAAATCATCAACAGCCAATAGGCTTAAATGGTCCTTGTGTGCCTACATCCCAACAGCACATTCCACCTCTACCATCGGGTTGGCATTTCACCTGGGCAGATACGCTCAAGGACAACATTGCAAGCAACGCTACCGCAACTAATTTTTTCATGGTTTTCTCCTTAAAATGGTACTTCACCGTCATTGGCATTGGTTTCTCTGGGGTACTGCTGGGGGTTTTGTGGCTTCCAAGTATCCTCAGACAAGCTAATCAACTGCCCTTTAGGGGTGTTCTTAGTCCAGCCAGCAATCTTAAGTGTTTGACCCGCTTTGTAGTCCTCAGAAAGCAAGAGTGTACCCTTCCAATCGGGCGCTTTCTCATGCTTCTTATCAGCGTTACCAAACAATACGCCTTTGCCCATCTGGGCGATATGTCCATTACTCATCAATCTCTCCTTATTTCAGCTATTTTGGTTAAAAACTTCGATGTTTGCGTACCACTAAATGTCTTTGTAAAGGCATCATTGGCAGCACGCAATTGGTTGTACTTCTTGGTTTTCTCTTTATCGTCATACTTACTTGAGTTTTGGATACGACCAAAGATGTCTAAAAACCCTTCAATCCAATCCTCTAGGGATAGATAGGTTGCATAGGGTTCTTCTTGACCTGGCACATACAGATGGAGTTTATGGACATGGGCAGCAAAGTTACCCTTGACCATGGGTGGTGCTACTTCCCCGCTATCTTCGTCAATGGTAAGCTCATCGCTTTTAATCTCTGAGAGGTTGACAGCCTTTCCCATGTCTTTGGGTTCGAAATCAGCCACTTCTTCAGGGC